TCGACCAGCAATACGAATAATTATTCGCCGCAATTCAACCTGACGCTCAGCGGGACCGTTGACCGGACGACCGAGAGGACGATCAAGCGTTGGGTACAGGAAGCACTGGAAGAGACGTTCGACAGCATGAGCAGGACCAATCCCCGCCTTACCGAGGTATAAGGGCTAGTTACGAGCCTATAATGGCCCATCCTCGTAAATGCCGTTTACACGCTCTCTAAGCGGCACTTATCCTTACCCATCAACTTACACCCGGTAGCCACCAAGTGCCCCTCACAGGGCATCCTGGTGGCTCTCAGGGCTATGTAGGAGGTGAGTCACATAGCTACACTGAATGGACTGTACATTTTCGTGGAGTCGGAGGACCTGTCTTTCGGCATCGACGTTGCGGAGCACACCGTCGAGACTGGTATCGACATCACCGACCATGTGAAGCGGAAAGCTACCACGATGTCGCTGTCTGGCGAGGTCGTAGGCAAGAATGCAGCGAGCACCCTTGCCAAGCTGAAACAGATGCAGAGGACCGGGGTCAGGTGCAAGTACGTCGGCCGAAATTCGTTCCCCAACTGCCTGATCGCTGAGTTCAGCACGGGCCACCCCAACACGGTGTGGGGCGGGGCGACGTTCTCTATGACCCTGAGAGAGGTCCGCACTGCGTCCACGTCTTACAAGAAGACGAAGCAGGACACGAACAAATCCGGCACTCAGCAAGTGACGAAGAAGAGCGAAGACCAGTACGTCTATCACACCGTCAAGAAGGGCGATACCATCTGGGACCTGGTCGCATCCAAGAAAGCACCCTACAAGAAGTACGGCATGACCTGTGACGAAGTCATGAAGCTCAATGAGAGTGCGTTCAGCAGGAGAGGCGACTTTCGGACGCTCCAGATAGGCCGGAAGATCATCGTCGGGAAGCGGACGTAGTGCCCATTTTCGTGCGTTCCATCGGCCGAAATTGGACGCCTGATCGCACATTCTGGTCGCTTCCATTGGACAAAATCGTCCACTCTACCATTGGACAAAATTGTCCAACCATTACCAGATAGTAAACCAGATATTAAACAGCAGATAGTAAACAAATATATGTTCATCGGGAGTTGATGCTATGCGAGATTTCATCGAGGTCAACAAAGAATTGGTGCCCTATCAGTTCAACATCCTTCTTGCCGATGAGTGGTTCGAGCTGTACATCAACTACAACGAGACGGCTGACATGTTCACCGTGACCCTCTACAAGGATGATGAGCTTGTCTGCACAGAACCGGTCATCCTAGGGGTCCCGCTCTTCCAGGACGTGTATCGGCCAGGGAAGTTCCCTGCTATCGCCATCGTCCCGTATGACACTAGCGGGGATGCAAAAGCAGCTACCTTCGATGAGCTTGGGAAGCGTGTCTTCCTGACCATCGACGATGAGGGGGACGGTGCTGATGAATAGGGTCTCAGATGTCGTCGTACAGCCGAACAAGCATGATAGAGTCTCCCACATGGTCCAGGCGATGCAGGGCTGGGAGAATGCTATCGCCGAGACCATGGATACGCCGACTGGTCAATTTGGCCGGGTGGTGAAGATACAGACTGGTACGCTGACCGTCGATAACAGCCTGGACGTGGAGTTCGATGTCCCGTTCGACGACGACACGGAGGCCAATGAAGCCACTATCAGGATCTACAACCTGACCAAGCGGACGATCGGCCTGTTCGCCGTCGATAAAGAGATCAGTATCACTGCCGGGTATGCAAAGGATACAGGGGTGATATTCAGCGGGGTCATCTCTTCGGTCAAGACCAAGTGGAGCGGTCAGGACAAAGTGACCACTATCACAGCGATAGACTCCCAGGACTTGAAGGAAAGAGACGTGGAAAGCATCTCTTTCGGGAAGGGCACCAAGGCAAGCTACATCCTGAAGACCCTTGTGAGCAAGCTGAAGCTGCCTGTAGCGGTTTTTAGCATCAAGAAGGACCACACATATACCCAAGCGCAAACGGTCTCTGGCGGGCTTATGAGCGCCATCAAGACATATGCGGAAGTATGCGGGACCTCGGCGTACATCAACAAACGGAAGGTGTACGTTCGGCCCCTGTCCGAGGGAGACGACCTGGGCTTCGCTGTCAGCGTCGATACCGGCCTGTTAGACAGCCCGGAAGAGTTCGTCGAAGAGAGCGAGACGACCCAGGACAAGAAAACGGAGACGAAAGTCACCAAAGGCGTGAAGTTCAAGATGCTGCTGGAGCACCGGGTCACGACGGCTGGTATCATCCAGTTGAAGAGCCGTGAACACAGTGGGAAGTACCGTGTACGGGAAGGACGACACGTCTGCACTGAATCAGATTTCTACACGGAAGTCACAGCGATAGAGTGAGGAGGTGGTCACATGGGCTACTTCGACGACATTTTGGAAGAGAAGCTGTTGAACATGCACACAGCTTACTTCGCCAAGGTCATCCGAATGAACGATGATGGGACTTGTGACATCCAGCCGCTCGACAAGACCAAGGCTTATGGGAAGACGGCAAAGCAACACGCACCCGTCACGAAGGTCCCCATCCTCAAGCATGTGAGTCCTCAAAAGGGCAGCATCGTCTTCTGCGTCTGCGCCGAGCGGGATATCACGTCGTCTGTCAAGGGGATGTCCAGTGTGCCCCCTGTGGGCCACCATCAGATCAGCAACGCCGTAGTCGTTGGGATGCTGGGAGGTTGAGACATGAAGGGATTCAGCACTCACAACGGCGACGTCGTCGTAGGGAAAGACATCGAATTGGTCAGCGGCTCCGAGCTGTTACGACAGAAAGTACAGCGTGTAGTCGGGACCAATCAGGGCGAATGGAGTTACGACCCGGAAGAGGGTATTGACTTCGCCGTTATACTCCGTAAGAACCCGAACGAAGATGAGGCCAGAAGCGAGATCGAGCAAGCTCTTTGGAGGCTCGACGACACTTTCGCTATCACTGAGTTCGACTTGCGGATGGAAAACGGTCGCCATGCAGTCATAACATTCAGAGCTGTCAACAAAGACGGCCTAGAAGTAGGGGGGACTTACGATGCCAGTTGATATGCAGGGCTATCAGCGCCCCACATACGATGAGATCCTTGCGAGCAAGGTCGAACTAGCCAAAGAGCTGTTCGGGGACGACATCGACACGTCCGACGCTTCGGCGATGGGGAAGTTCATCCGCCTCTATGCCACAGACCTTGCAGACGCTTATGAAGCGCAAGAGATCATCTACTACAGCCGGTTCCCGAACACGGCCACAGGGCAGAGTTTAGACAGGCTCATGCCTTTTGCTGGCATCTCCAGGAACCCGGCAACGAGAGCGGAACACAAGGTCAAGTTCACCGGTACGGTGGGCTATGAGGTGCCTGTAGGCTTCTTGGTGGGCACTACTACCGAAGAAGAGTTCTACCTTGCCAATGCCGTCACCATCGGCTCGAACGGGACGGGAGAGGGCATCGTGCAGTGCTCCGTACTGGGTGAGAGCGGTAACGTCACGCTCGGGAAGATCACGGAGATCATCAACCCGGACGCCAACGTATCTGCCATCGAGCATGTAAGCATCGTGACGGTGGCGGAAGATGAAGAGACGGACGAAGAGCTTCGTAAGCGGTTCGCTGCTGCTATCAAAGGCTCCGGTTCGTCTACGGCATCTGCTATCATCGGCGCAGTGATGCGAGTGAACAACGTCAAGTCCTGCGTCGTCGTCGAGAATGCCACCAATCAGACGGATTCTGGCGGAAGACCGGCCCACAGCTTCGAGGTCTACGTACACGCTCCGACCAATGCTGACCAGGAGATCGGTGAAGCCATCTTCGACAAGAAGCCCATCGGCGTCCCTTGCGTGGGCAGTACGACCGTTACGGTGGTCGATGCTTCCGGCCAGAACAAGACCGTGAAGTTCAGCCACGTCACGGAAGTCACGCTCCGCATCAAGGTCACGGTGGATAAAAACACACACTTCGAGCTGGAAGGTGTGAACCAGATCAAGACCGCCCTGATCGAGTATGTGGAAAGTCTGGGTGGTGGCGATGACGTCATCTTCGCCAGACTGTACAAGAGCATCTTCGGCGTGAATGGCGTGGTCGATGTCTCTGCGCTGTCCATCTCCACAGACGGCACGACCTACAAGTCTGAGAACGTCACCATCGACCAGGACGAAGCCGCTACTCTGGATGCTGCCAATATCACTGTCGAGGTGAAGGACTATGCAGATACTTGATTACGTCAAGGCGCTTCCTGATTCGTTCGACAAGAGGGCCACAAGTAACAACTACAAGCTGTTGCAGCTTGTTCAGAGCTACGTAGAAGGGCTTAGAGATGACATCGGCCAGGTGCAGGACACCCTGGACATCCACAAGGCGACGGGCGAAACGCTCGACCTGTACGGCAAGATGTACGGCCAAGGGAGAGGTCGCCTGACAGATGAGCAGATGCGCTACATCGTCCTCCAGATGGTGGGGCGGAACATGGTCAAGGGGGACTGCAACAGCATCGTAGAAGCCCTTGCGGTGGCGTTTGGCGTAGAACCGTCTGAGTTCAAGCTGGTAGAGACTGACAACATACTGGAGGTCGAACTCAAGAGTCTGCCTTATGCGGTCATCCTAGAGAACGGTTTGACGGCGGGGCAGATGATCCAGATCGTCAAGCGCATGCTCCCGGTCTGCGTGACGCTCAAGACGGCGGAGCTGACGGGCACCTTCGAGTTCGCAGCAGACGCAACGTCTCAGGACGAAGATGCAGGTTTCGGTGACATCGACCAGACTGTCGGCGGGCACCTGGGCACTCTGGTATCCGGCGAAGATAGCGACATCCCTGTGTAAGGAGGAAAGCGCATGAGTTTTGAAAAGACCGTCCCTGAGTGGAATGCGGCGGGCACTGAACCGCCGTCTTCGCTCAAGACATCTGGATTCACTGCGGGCTATAAGCCGCCCGCACCGTATTTCAACTGGTTTTGGTACTCGGTCAGCCAGTGTCTGACCGAGTTACAGACCGTTATCACTGCCGACGAAGCGGATATCGCAACACGGGCAAAGAAAGACCTGTCCAACATCGACAACAGCGCCTTAGTGGAAAAGGTGAGCGCAGCGGGGGCTGGTGGCATCCCCATTGTCACGACCGCTGGCACCGGGGCAGCTTACACGGCAACGGTGAACGGTGTTACGGAACTCAAAGTTGGCATGTTGGTCGTCATCGTACCGCATACGGTCTCTACCAGCACTGCGGCCACCCTGAACATCAACAGCCTGGGAGCTAAGGCCATCAAACAGGCTACGACCGGCACCACGAGTGCGACCGTCTCCCCGGCGAATGCCAACTTCTTGGCATCCGGCAAACCCGTCCTGTTGATCTACAACGGGACGAACTGGGTCACAGCCGCTCCGAGGTCGTCTGCAAGCGACATGTACGGCACCTTGGACATCGCCAACGGCGGCACCGGGGCCACTACGGTAGCGAACGCCCTGAAGAACCTGGCGGGCCTGAGTACGTTGAGTGGGAACGCTCCGGCAGCTATGCCCCTGACATACGCCAATATGACGGATACGGGCGTGGTTACAGCGTCATCTACCACGGAAGTGTACTGTAAGGCGATGAAGAACTACCAGTCGGTCGCATTCGTCCACAACAAAGACAATGCTGTCAAGCTGACCGATGCTCCGGCTGACTACGGCGTCTGCATGTTGTTCCGGGGCTACAACGAAAACTACCTGGTGGGCATGTTCTTCGACACCAGCGGCAATGTGTATCGCTACAAGTACCACACCACGTCCACGACCGGGAATGGGTGGAGAAAATTCGGGGACACTGGGCTGACCACAGCCAGTGTAGAGAATTGAGAGGATGTGATTAGATGGCTGTTATCAGACTGACGGTAGATACACCACTGGTCGATGGTCAGAGCTTGACCTTCAAGGCCCCGTGCGACTGCACCGCAGTTACGGGCATCAAGATCGGTGATACCACGTTCGTGTTCAAGGATGCGCATAAGAACCTGCTGACCGGCGTCGGCAACCTGTTCGTTACCGGCGCGTACGTCAAGGTCGTCCTGGACACCACGAACAACGTGGCGTACATCCAGAACGCAGACACGAACGAATACATTGAAAACACGAAAGTCCCTAACACCCGCAAGGTGAACAACAAGCCGCTCTCTGCTGATATCACTCTCACGGCAGAAGACGTGGGCGCAGCGGCATCGGCACACGATCACGCCATGGATGACCTTAGCGGTGTCTTACCGCTCTCTAAGGGCGGCACAGGGGCCACTACGGCAGCGGCTGCACTGGCAGCACTTGGAGGGTGTGCGACTGCGGATATCGGCAACTTGCATGTGTGGAAAAAAACAGTTATGACTAGTAGCCCTGTTGATGCATATATCGAGAAAGGGCCGGTTATTGATTGTAGCGGGGTACCCATTATTTATCTCGGCCAAGGTGATAATGAGGCCGCCTGCGTCAAGTTCTCGTTTGTAGAGCCGGTGGTAACTGACGAAGGGAACGTGCAATTTTCTAGTACGAGCGGGCCATTCGATTATATCGGTAGTGTCACTTCGGGTGGAGCATTTTACTTTACGACCCAGTCTAGCAGCACAAAACAGATTTCCACTGGCGTTCCGGGTCATTATATATACTTTTCTGCCGTAAGCGCTCAATTCAACAGCGATTCAAACGTAGAGTTGAATACGTGGTATTATGTGCCATCGGATGCAACGCTCACATACACGGAGAGTGCGGTAACTAGGGAAAACATGGCGGTCATAATATCCAAATTGCAGAAAGTCATCGGCCACCCCGCCATCCCCACAGGCACCTCCGTCACCTACCCCGTCTCCACCAACCGCAACGCGTATCAGGAGGGTTCGGATGCGAAGGCGGCCTCTTATGTATTAGGCGAAAAAACGATATCATACGTGACGAGCAATAGCGAGATGGGGGCAACTGCGTATGCCTCTTTGTCAGATTCGGTGTCAGTCGATGATAGCGGGAACGTTTCGTTGGTATCCCCTGCCAATACCCAAGTTGCCCTAGAGACGAATTCCGGATATACAGGTCAGGCTGGTATAGTGCTGAGGGGGAAATATATACTTCGCGGGGATGGGACGATTTGGTATATCCCCGCAGATTCGACTATTTCGTACACGTTCGGTGGGGTATCTGCATATGGAGCGCCTTATAATTACTGCTTTACCGCAGAAATGCAACCCGTTACTGGTATCGCCGCCATCCCCGCAGGCACGGTCATTGAGTATTTGGGGTGTTTGGGGGATAAGGGGGCAGAACACGTGCTGACTTATGTTGGAACTGGAACGTATGGCGCGGACAATCCATGCAGTATCACTGCAAAATTTCCGATACAACGCGCATATGCACTTAACATATTAAACAGCGGCGTTAGATATGAGAGCCAGATATCAACAGACGACCTTACCACAACTTTTGTAAGCGGAAAAGGATTTACAACAAACGACCAATACAGCCATTATGGCAAAAAATCAGAAGACAATAAGACTATCTATTGGTACACAACCAGTGACACAACCCAATTAAATGCCGCTGGGATTGTTTACGCTTTTTTGGTTGTGTAAAAAGGAGGTCTAACCATGTACTACATCAACCCAACAGGCCCCTACCACGGCAACCCCATGGGCCAGCCCTTCCCCGGCTGTGTGATGCTCCCGGACGACCTCCTGAGCGACTACCTCGCGGCTATGGGCTTTGTGACCCTCACCCTCGACGGCAACACGGTGACGGCCCTTTCTGTCGATCAGGGGGCGCTGGACGCTTACAAGGCGGAGCATCCTGATACGGGCGAAGAGCCTGAAGAGCCTGTCACGTTAGAAAGCCTCCAGCAGGAAAATAAGTTGCTCAAGGCTCAAGTACAGGCCCAGACGGAGCGGTCCGATTTCATTGAGGACTGCATCGCAGAGATGGCCGGAGTGGTCTACTCTGACGGTACTACCTGATGATTCGGGGCATCCTGTCCCTAGTCATAACGATTCTGATGAAAGGAGATATCGTAATGATGGCTATGTTTTTTGCCCAGCGTGTCATCCTCGGCAAGACCGAGTTTGACGCCGTCCCCAAGGCCCTGAAGAAGGGCGTCGCCGAAATCCTCATTGATTCCGGCCTTCCCGAACTGGTTCCCGCTGAGTTTGGCGGTACCGCAGAATAAAGACATCGAAAGGAGTGTTCCAAATGGAGAAGAAGACCAACAGATTTTACGAGCATCGCAAGGAGATCAAGGCTATCTGTGACCTCAAGGGTTGCGACGTCTCCACCGCTTCCCACAAGCTGGCCCACAAGAACGGCTGGACCGGCTATGAGCGTGAAATGGACGAGTGGAACGACATCCAGCGGTCCTACATGCAGCATCCCACTAAGACCCTCGCAGACCTGTTCCGATAACCAGAAAGGCCCCCGCTCATGCGGGGGCCTTCTTTCTAGGAGAAAGGAGTATGTGCTATGGCAAATCCGAGATTCCAGCCCACTTACACGACCGATGACATCTGGGTCGGCACCAATCAGAACGAATGCCTTACGGATACCCTGGAAGAGATGCAGTCGGATACCCAAGGGAAAGCCCCTGCAATCCACACGCACAGCGAGTACGCTCTTACGGACCACATCCACGCTGAATACGCCCCGGTCGGTCATGACCACGATGGGACTTATGCCCCCGCCAATCACCACCACAATGCTCTGTACGCTGCTTTGGGACATACCCATCCTCCCACACCCGTGACCACGGAAAACGCCAACCTGGACGATTTCACCACGACTGGGGCCTATTCCTTCGCCAACTCCTACCAGCCCATCAACCGCCCTGAAGGGACGAGCAACGGCTGGCTGGTCGTCATCTCCTGGAGTCCCAACCCGGCGACGCTGACCATCAAGCAGTTCTGGCTCAGGCATGGCTCTGTCGGCGTGAACGACCACTGCGTCTATGTTCGGACCAGAGTAGGTACCTACGGGTGGAGCAGCTGGGCGCAGTTGATGACGGACAAGGACTTGCGGCCCTCTGTGCTGTGGAACGGGGCGGTCTACATGAAGAGCGACCAGACCGTTACGCCGTCTAAGAAGCTGTCCGAGTGCCGTAACGGGTGGCTCCTGATCTGGTCTGACTACGACGAAGATACCACGACTGCGAACGATGCAGACTTCGTGACCACTATGATTCCGAAGCTGAACCCTACCGGTGGGAACTGGGGCGGCAAGATGTTCCTCTGCGACATCCCCCGCTACTACGGCAGCGACCTGGAAGACACCGCAACAGAAAAACGCATCATGAAGCCCGTGTACATCCACGATGACAAGATCGTTGGGCACACGGCGAACAACAAGGGCACCCGGAAAGACGTCGTTCTCCGGGCTGTCTATGAATGGTAATGGGGTGATCCTATGTATAAGAAAGGCATCGACGTATCGAAACACAACGGGAAGATCGACTGGGCGAAAGTCAAGGCGTCCGGTATCGAGTTCGCTATGATCCGAGCGGGCTACGGGACCAGCAACGTGGACGACCAGTTCAAGCGCAACATCTCCGAATGCAACCGCTTGGGCATCCCTTGCGGCGTGTACTGGTTCTCTTACGCCTACACCGAAGCGATGGCGAAGAAGGAAGCTCTGGCTTGTCTGGCGGCTATCAAGCCGTATAAGGTCAGCTATCCGGTGGCGTTCGACTTCGAGTACGATTCGGTCAACTACGCAGCCAAGAAGGGCACCAGGGTGAACAAGGAACTTGCAAGCAAGGTCGCCCATGCGTTCTGCAAGGTCGTCGAAGGGGCTGGGTACTACGTCCTGAACTATGCGAATCAGGACTTCCTCACGAACTACTTCGACGCCAGCGTCCGCAAAGCCTACGACTTATGGCTCGCAAAGTGGCCTAAGACGCCCAACTTGAAAAGCCCGCCCGACTGTGGTATGTGGCAGTATTCGAGCACCGGCTCAGTCCCTGGCATCAACGGCAACGTGGACCTCAACGCAGCCTATAAGGACTATGAAAGCATCATCGCCAAGCCCAAGACGGAGACCGAGGCCGACAAGGCAAGGGCCTGGGTCAAGCAGAAGGGCATCTCTGACGGCACCAATCCCAGCTCTCCGGCCACGAGGGAACAGGTCTGGATGATGCTCTACCGCATGGGAGGTGGTAAGTGATGATCAACTGGAAGGTGCGGATCAAGAACAAGACGTTCTGGGTCGCTGCCATCCCGGCAGTGCTGCTGCTCATCCAGGCGGCAGCATCCCTGTTTGGGCTCCAGCTCGACCTGTCTGAAGTGGGAGATAAGCTGCTGGCCGTCGTGAACGCTGTGTTCACCGTCCTTGTCATCCTGGGCGTCGTGGTGGACCCCACTACGGAAGGGACGCATGACAGCGAACAGGCCATGACCTACGATGCGCCCCGCAGAGGTGAGTAACTATGGAAAACGTACTCGCCGCATTGCTGGGAGGTAGCGGCTTCGGCGCTCTGGTTGCGGGCATCGCATCCTACGTCCAGGCCCGTGCAGCTAGAAAGCGGAAGGAAAAAACGGAGGGGGACGACAGGCTCGACGCCGTTGCAGATGGCGTCAAGTACCTGCTCTATGTGGAGATATTACGCCTCGGAAGGAAGTTCATCGAAGATGGTAGCGTAGACTTCGACGAGCGTAAGATCTTGAACACCATGCACTCCGTTTACCACAATGGTCTCCATGGCAACGGCGACCTAGACAACATCATGGAGGCCGTGAACGACCTCCCATTAAAGAAATGACCTGTAAGCCCCTCTACTTCGGTGGAGGGGCTTCTTTTTTTCTTCCTATATTTATTATAACGCTATGTACAAATCCCACAAAAACACGGAACGCATTTTATGCACCTTTTTAAGCCTTAACACTGTACAAAACGTACGATTAGTAGTATGATGTAAGTAAGTTAAAAAACACCAACAAACTCAGAGGGACAGAAACAGGAAGGGGAAACATAAATGATTATCTTAAAGACTGGTGCAAATGTAAGCGTTACCGTAAAGGACAGCGACCTGCTGGATGGCAACCGTAGATACTGGGCGTTCTTCAAGAACGGCTACTACGATCCGCAGAACAGCTTCAAGCCTTGCTTCGTGAAGAGCGGCGACCCGGAAAGAAGAAGACTGTATGACGGCTACGTTGATGAATACAACGGAATGGTTGCGGAAGCCGACGACATCTTCGATAAGGTCAAGGCGGTCTACGAACGCAAGATCGAGGCGGCTGCGAAGGACAAGACTCCCCAGCAGGAACCGCAGCGGGAACCGCTCCCTCAGCAGCAGGGCGGCGGGCTTGGCGGTCAGCTTGAGACCATCATGCTGGAAGTCCTGGCAAAGCAGAGCGTGGACAAGGTGGTCGAGTTTGCGAAGCCGTTCCTGGAAGAGCACATCAAAGAGACGTTCGGGGTCCTGCCCCAGGTCATCGAGATCAAGTCTCCGGCTGGACAGCACAAGGTGACGGGCGTCACCCATGAGAAGTTCGAGGAAGTCCTGACGCTGGTCGGTGCTGACATCCCGGTGTTCCTTACCGGTGCTGCTGGTACTGGTAAGAACGTACTTTGCAAGCAAGTGGCCGAGAGCCTGGGCCTGGAGTTCTACTTCTCCAACGCAGTGACGCAGGAGTACAAGATCACCGGGTTCATCGACGCCAACGGGTCCTACCATGAGACCCAGTTCTACCAGGCGTTCACCAAGGGCGGGCTGTTCATGCTGGATGAGATGGACGCATCCGTGCCGGAAGTCCTGGTCATGCTGAACGCAGCCATCGCCAACCGGTACTTCGACTTCCCCACCGGTCGTGTGGAAGCGAACGAGAACTTCCGCCTGATCGCAGCCGGTAACACGTTCGGCACCGGCGCTGACATCGAGTACACCGGGCGGTACCAGCTGGACGCTGCTTCCCTTGACCGGTTCGCACTGGTCGAGATCGACTACAGCCCTCGCATCGAGGAAGCTATCGCCCGTGGTGATAACGACCTGGTCGAGTACATTCGGGGCTTCCGCAAGGCCGTGAACAAGGCCGGTATCAAGCATCTGGCTACTTATCGTTCGATCGAGCGCATCGCCAAGCTGTCCAGCGTCATGGAGCTGGGCGAAGTCCTGAAGATCTGCTTGCTGAAGAGCCTCCAGGCGGAAGACCTGCGCATCATCATCGACAGCATGAGAGACGAGGTCGGAGCCAGCAACAAGTATTTCATGGCAACGAAGAAGATGGGGGCTTGATGCCCTCATCCCTCATTTCGTACTTTCAGCACATTTACCAATGTACAAATCGTACGAAAGGTGGTATGATAAAGATAGGATGAAACACAACGAAAGGCAGGAGGAAAAGCATGAAGAAGATCATTTTTGAACAGTACGACAGCATGGATGCTTTCAAGCGGGCGCTCGACCGGTCCATCAACGAAGGATTCAAAGACGCAAGCCACGCCTCCCAAAAAGAAGGCGATGGGAAATGGTACGGGACCGAGACCTACAAAGAGGCGATGGGCCTGTACACCAACGGGTGGACGGAGAAAGCGGATGAGATCAGACGCGAGTTCGCCCAGTTCGAGCGTGTGAACCAGCGGACGGTCTCCTACGAAAAGGCAAGACCAGCTACCTCGGTCGTGGGTTTCGCCCCGCACGTACCCAACGCAGTCTTGGGTCTGCCGAACTCCATGATAATGACGGAGAGGACGCCGATGAAGGCCAAAGTCGTCCGCATCATCTATAACATGACGCAGAACGCAGGAACGAAAGCCGACACCATCCTGAAGGCTGGTCTGGCGGTCCTGAAGATCGTGTACAACATGGAACGCCAGGGATACCGGGTCCGCCTCGACCTGGTCCCCAAGTGCAGCGAAATGGGCAGTGAGAGATGCTGCTTACTGGTATCTGTAAAGGATTGGAGGCAGCCTATCGACATCAAGAAGGTGGCCTTCCCGATAGCAAGCCCGTCGATGTTCCGGCGACTGGGGTTCCGCTGGCTGGAGACCGCACCTGGCATCACGAACAGAGGATGGACGGGCGGTTATGGACACAGCCTTGAAAGCCTTGAAGAAGAAAAAGGACTGCTTACTGAGTTGGGCGTCCTGGGCGACAACGACTACTACGTGAACGTTGGCGTCGCCAAAGATAACGATTTCGACCCGAGCCGGATCGCGAAGACGATCGGTATCAAAAATTACTGAGGAGGAAGTTATGATGAAGAAGGGCATGTTGATCAATCCAAGTGGGTTTGTAGAAATGGTGGAGTTCCCAACGGAACTCCCGGTAGAAGAAAGGCTTCGTTGGTACTACGATGTGTTGGGTTGCGATTTGGTGACGTTCGTGCAGCCTTACGGGCTGGAAGCTATCGCCAAAGAGTATGGGCTGAAGAGCTACATCGGCAAGTATTGCATGATCTGCGACGACGAGGCGCTGCTCAAGGAACAGCCCCATGCGAACCCCGTTGCCTCTCTGTTGTACGGCGTACTGAACCACGGCCAGCCGCTGTTCGGCAAGGTGCTGGTCGCAAAGAATGAGGAGACCATCGACGGCATGGACACTGTCGGGCTGGATGAGGAGGACGCTAAGGCGCTTATGGTGAGCATCGACACCCTCATCTCTGGCTATAACGAAAGAGTGAGGGAAGGCTGATGGATGACATCAAGAAAGAACTCCAGAACGAGATACGAGAGAAGAAGCAGATAGGCAACAACGCCTTCAAGCGAGTTGGGAAGCACAAGAAGGTCTCGATGCCTTATGAGATGATGTCGAAAGAGGAAAGGAAAAAGTATATGGCACCCAGTGAAGTCACGACCTACAGGATGGGTCCTATGACCCTGAAAGAGTTCAGGGACCTCCCTGCTGACCGGCAGAACGAACTCCTGAAATGGTACGGCGAGAAGTACGGCTGGACCTGCGCCGCTGTAGCGGACGCCCTGTCGATATCTTCGCCCACCGCGAAGAAGCTCCTGGAGGAGTACCAACTCCTGAACATGTTCGGAGCCAGGTTGAGACGCAGCGGCGAAGCGGAACGCAGAGCGCAGAACGAAAACAGACGAGCGCTCAAAACGCCCTCTAAGAGCGATAAGCAAGAGACCAATACACTTACACCCGAAGAGAACAAAACGACGTCACAGGAAGCTCCAGAGGCCCCTACGGACATGTACATAGCTTGCCTCAAGTGCCAGGGGGCACAGGGGCACGTCATCGCCAACTATCTGCGAGGTATCGCTGATTCCCTGGAGCCTGACCGGAAGTACAAGGTCGATATGTCAGTCCAGCTTCTCCCTGGCGGCGAGCAGTGTGTAAGCGATGTCGAAGAGACGTGACTTGTCCGACTGGGACAGCGTCCTGTCATCCAACGTGACGGTGTGGTCGTCAAGCAGCTTGGAAAGTGGGATGCTGTCCTGGGCGATATAATCGCTGACGGTCAGCCGTTCGTCTGTTCGACACAGCAAGTAGTCCAGAGATACGCCGAACAGGTCGGCGATGGTAACAAGATGTAAGTAAGATGGCTCACGCAGATTGCGTTCGTATGAGCCTATGGCGGAAGGAGATAGCTCCAAGAGTTCGCCAAGTTCGCTTTGGTGGAGGTTACGTTCGTTTCTCAGGTAGCGCAACCTCTCTCCGAAAGTCGTCATAGTATCACCTCAGTACAATCGTACAGCAAAACGTACGATTTGGCAAATAGAACAACTCGAAGGTGTACATTTTGGCACTTTTATCAATTCCCATATCGCACGAAACGTGGTACGATATGTACTATGAGAAAACAAAAACACAGAATGGAGGCTGGAGAATGGCCGAGCACAAGACAGAGTTCAAGCGCTGGTGCGTAGAGAATGGATACAGCGCTAAGGACATATCAGAGGCAACAGGGATCGCGTTGTATACCGTGTACTCATACATGGAGGGACGACGCTATCCGAAACGGGAGAACCTCAAGCGACTCGCTGAGGCGTTTGGGTTCGATGCACGGGAAGTATTCCCGCTGTAAATGAAAGGAGAATGAACATGGAAGGAAAAGTTACGAAGCGCAACGTCGAGTTTGCGGTCATCGCAAGCGACGGGGTCGCACCCGATGCAAGTATCCACAGCGTGGGGTACGAGGAACCCGATGGGATCAACGCCTATACCAAGATCGCAGGAAGCACGCAAGCCATCGCCGCTCTCATCGCTGGCATGGCAAACAACTTCGTTTGCTCGATAAAGAAGAAAGGCGGGCTGGTAGCAGCGATCCCGGTGTACGGCGTTATCCTGGAAGCTCTGAAAGATTCCATGAGCCTTGATGAGCTTAAAGAAGGGTCTCGGATGTCCATCGCAAGGGCGATGGCGGATGCGGTGATGGACGGCGCTCTCGATGAGGGCGACGTGGAAAACATTCTCGGAATGTGCAAGGAAGCGCTGGAAGAAATGGAGGAAGAAGAATGACTGTATACGAACTGACCCAGAACGCTCTGTATCTCCAGGAACTCTTGGAGCAGGGTGAGATCGACGAGCAGGTGTACAAGGATTCGCTTGAAAGCCTGTGCGCAGAAGACAAACTGGAGAGCTGCTGCATGGTGCTCAAGAACCTGGAACACCGGGCGGAAGCCTACAAGGCGGAGATCGACCGCATGTCCGCCAGGAAGAAGACGCTGGAGAACAGCGTCAAGAGGCTGAAGGACAGCATCCTCGGTTTCCTGGAAGCGTCCAATCAGACGAGGGTAGAGGCTGGCCTGTTCACCGTGTCCCTCGGGTCCTCTACGGCGGTAAAGGTCTGGGATGAAAAGCAGCTCCCTGAGAAGTTCCTCATCCCGCAGCCTGAGAAGGTGGACAGGACGGCGATCAGCAGGGCGCTGAAAGCCGGGGAAGCCGTTGGCGGTGCCGAACTTGAGACCCGCCACTATGTGAGCATCCGATGAACAGCATCTTGCAGACTGAACGCAGATGCTACTTCTGCGGGTCCTACGAATGGCTGGAGGAACATCATATCTGGGGCGGGAATCCAAACCGCCGCATCAGCGAAGAAAATGGCTTCAAGGTGTACCTCTGCCACTGGCACCATAACGAGCCGCCAAGCGGTGTGCATTACAATAGAAGGAACAGGCTCATGCTCCAAGAAGATTGCCAGAGACGCTTCGAGGAGATGGGCCATACAAGGGAAGAGTTCGTCCGCTTGATCGGCAAGAACTATCTATGAGGAGGAAAAGCATATGAACATCTATCAGAAGCTCCAGGCGATGCGGGTCGCATTGCAGAACATGAACATCAAGAAGAGCGGGCAGAATGCGTTTGCAAAGTACAGCTACTACGAATTGGGCGACATCCTGCCGCCCATCAACAAGTTGATGATGGACTACGGAGTTTCATCCATCGTGAGCTTCGAGGCAGAAGCCGCAACGCTGACGCTCATCAACTGCGAGGAACCCAACGAGACCGTTAAGTTCGTTTCTCCGATGGCTGGTGCCACCCTGAAGGGAGCACATGACATCCAGAACCTCGGGGCGGTCGAGACGTATCAGAGGCGTTATTTGTACATGATGGCGTTCGAGGTCGTAGAGTCCGATTACTTCGACGCTACGCAGGGCAAGCCCAAGCAGGAACCGAAGAAGCAGCCGCCGAAGCGCAAGAGCAACCTGTCCCAGGACATGAGCCGCAGGCTGAACGAAGCTGTAGCTGAGTTCGCACAGATGACCGGACAGTCTGCCAAGAAGGTGCTTGCACGAATCGAAGGCGAGATCGGGAAGACCCCGGCGACCATGAACGAACAGGACGGACAAAAGGTCCTGAACATCATCGACAACTGGAAGGACAAAGCTATCCAAGAGCTTGGAGCGTAAGGAGGAAAAACAATGGCATATTCTAAGACTGTATTCGTAGGCCGTATGACTAAGGACCCCGAACTGAAGGTGACACAGGCTGGTAAGAGTGTCGTGAACTTCAACATCGCCGTAGACCGGCGCAAAAGCAAAGAGAAGGTAGCAGACTTCTGGGATTGCGTCGCCTGGAACGCACAGGCGGAAGCTATCAGCAAGCACTTCTACAAGGGTAAGGAGATCCTTGTAGAAGGTGAGATGCACAAGCGGAGCTACACGGACAAGGATGGGAACAAGCGTTGGGCCGTGGAACTCCAGGTAACTGCGTTCGCATTCACCGGCAGCAAGGAGCAGGGTGAGCCTACCGGCCAGTTCGTGGACATCAACGAAGATGATGAAGAACTTCCCTTCTGATGAGGTGATATGATGCAGGAGCTTGTATATGAGATAGAAAACACGCTCCAGAACCTCAAGAAGTCCATCAGCGGGCGGTTCTCGATAGCCAAGGAACGAGCCAAGGCAGAATACGAGTACCGCACCGCTCTTGGGCGGGAGATGGCGATGGCAAAGGCAGAGGGTATGGCAGCGACCGCTCTCTACGAATACTGTAGGGGGCTGGAGATCGTAGCCAATCTTCGTTGTAAGAGGGACGTACTGACCTCACAAGAAGACTATCTCACAGAACTTATCTTCTATTACAGGTCAGAGCTGCGTGTGTTAGAGGGCCAACTCAAGGCGGAAAGGCAGGGATTGTGATGTACGACAAAAAGTATCTGGCAGTAGGGAAAGAAAAGAAGATCCAGACCACAAGCGAGGCCGCTGCAATACTTGTATTCGCTTCGAGAGGATGTCATACAACGGAATGTGATGAATGCCCTGTTATGATGTACAGCGAGACGCGAAGTTGCACCGAAGCGAAAGCAAAGGCTTTGACCTTCCTGTCAGGCTTAGGGAACATCATACGCTTTTCTGATGCTCTGCTTATGTTCGACACTGTCGCCGATATCGAGGGTGACGGTGTCTGCAAAACCGTAAGAGTCGAACCTGAAGGCACCTGCGAAAACTGCGCACAAATGAAAAGCATCGGAGACGTCATGATGTTCTGCCGATCGTTCCACAATCTCACCCACCCGGACGGGTTCTGCTACAGGTACGAACCTGTGGATAAGTCGCCGGAATGAACGAGCAATACACAAAAGAGCTGTTACAGCCCGTAAACACTGGAATCATCTTACTCTGGAGATGAGTAAAACTAGCCCCGTCAGCCCAGCACTGGCGGGGTTTTGCTATGCCTGGATGTTCGGAGCTACGCCGTCGCAAGTAACACGCAAGTAACAAGCAAAATAACCAAAAAACCAACAAGAATCTTATGAACTATGCCAATGTACATATCGTACGAAACGTGGTATGATGTATACAAGATAAAAAACCAAACCACAAAACGTACGGAGGGCAAGAGATATGAAAAGCAATGTGAGAATCACTGACAACGGAGCGGCTTTCCTCGTTACGGCGAATGGCCTCATCACAAGCGCACACAATTCTCTGGGCGGTGCTTGGAGGCACATCCAGTGGATGTACGAAGTTGCTTCTCAGGATTTCACGGTCGGTGAGAAGGCAGTCCCCGTCAGAGATTGGCTGGTCGGCATGATGAAGGCTGGCTACCTCGAAGAAAAGCACTACGCTTGGATGGAGGACTGAGCGGGGCCACGACCCCGGTCATTCGTAGCAGGACCAAACCTACAGGCCCGCCCCGGAGGTCACGAGGGCAGAAAGGGAAAATGGACATGAGGAACTTTTATCTGACTGCTGGCATTGACGGACGCAAAGAACCGCTCTGCGGTGGACCACGGGCGAAGGACGGCGAGATGACCGTCGAGATCCGTCAGAGAGACGAAGGATGCAGCGTGGTAGCGTTCACTCTGAACTGCCACGAACTGAACGGCATTCTTACCACCTCTGTCATCGACAGAAACGGTAAGATAGTTGCTGCGTTCACAACGACTAGATAAGGGGGGATAGACATGACCAAGTACATCGTTGATGGCGCTTACACCTACTACGACATAGGCGAAGCGTCGGAGGCAATCATCAGCGGCCTGGATGAGGACGTCTACGACGAGATGTTGGACGAGGTCTACGGGGACGACATCGACGTCTGTGGCATCAAGTACAGCCCATCCTTGGCGTTCAAGAGAATCGACCCGACCGCATACCAGGTTGGGATGCTCGATTACTTCGACACGATCCAGGGAGAAATCGAGCTTGAATTGGAACGGATGCGGGATGGCGACTGCAAGAACATCTGGGGATGCGAAGTCGAAGTCGAGGACGACGGGGAGGAGCTGTGATGGAAGCATGGGTTGAGACGCTGCTCGAAGCCTTGATGGAGGTCCGCAAGACCGCCGAACAGATCCACGAACTGATCGCCACCAGGTTGGACGAATTGAGGAAGGAGCCTAACATGACCGAGAAGACCATTCAGAATCAGAAGAAGAGCCGCAAGGCGAAGAACCCCACCACCAACTACCGCATGGACTCGCACGAAGTATTCTGCGCACGGTGCTACCGCATGAATCGCAGACGATGCCCGCTCACTGGGAGGGGCATCACCAGACGTTGCAAGCTGTAAGGAGGTAAGACCCATGAAGACCGTTAACGACGTGAAGAAGGCCCTGGACTGCGACCTGTTCATCGACATGCTCCCCAAGATGAGGCAGGAACGGGACGCCAAGCTCAAAGCCAAAGAAAAGCCCAAGCGTCACCGCAACACCTGGAACGACCTGTTTCCGGCTTGTAAGGGGGTGAGGGGGTGAATCGCAATCAGGCGGAACGAGACCTGATGGCAATGGGGTTATCGGCATCCCTCGTAGGGTTCGACTACATACTAGATGCGCTGGAGGAGATATTCCTCGGAACTGATAAGCCGAACATGGCTAATCTCTATGCTAAGATCGGAGACGAAAACGACACGGAACCTGGGTTGGTAGAGCGGGGTATACGATACGCCATCAGAAGGTACTACAAGTACAACGTATACATCCCGGAGGAACTGGAACCCAATAAGGGCGAAAGCAGCCTCTCAAATCAGGAGTTCCTGGTACGGCTGAGGCTCCTGGCGAAAGAAAGGTGGAGATGACATGGGAGTCGTAGAGAAGATCACAGGCGTCGAAATGATGCAGAAGCGCTACCAGAAGCGTATGGCAAAAGGGAAACCGAACCTGATGGACCGTTTGGCAAAGTCCGCCCTGGACGATGAGGTGGCTTTCGAGAAGCGGTTTGAAGAGGCTGAGAGCAGAAAGGAGAACGCCATGAAGTATGTCTGCCGGTTCTTTACCGACCAGTTACAGCTGCAAACCTACCTGAACGACAGGCAGGTCCGCCCGGAGGATATCGTCTCCATCCAGATGGCGGGCGACAGAGACCGGGGAGGTGTGGCTGCTATGCCCGGTGGCGGCATGATGATCCTGCTGACCCACGTAGAACGCTAAGAGGAGGAATGAGCATGAGAAGAGTGATCCTGCCTGGTTGGTATCGCCACTTCAAGGGGAACATTTACCACGTGATCGCACCTAATGCAAGGCACTCCGAGACCGGAGAGCTTATGGTCGTCTACAGAAGTTATCCTGACGGTGTATTGTATGTACGTCCCTACGACATGTTCGCAAGCAAGGTCGATAGAGAGAAGTACCCCGATGCAATGCAGGACTGGCGGTTCGAGCAGATCCCGGACGGGGGTGAAGTATGAACAGACGAGATTTGGATGGGGCCTATTTCCGTGTCGAACGGAACGGCCATTGGGAAAGCATCTGCTTCACTGACCTTGACGAACACGAACGAGAGAAGGTACTTGAGGGCCGCACGGCTGAATGGCTGAAGGGCATGTGCATGTACCTGGCAGCAAGGCTCAGAGGCGTCGGCGACGAACTCGACATCTACTACGACGGATGAGGAAGGCTGAACAATGGAGACCCATCCCCGGCTTCGATGGCGATTACGAAATCTCCATCCTGGGCGAAGTAAGAAGTTGGTGTATGCAAGGGAGATGGAAGAGGCGGCGTGAAACCCCTATCATCCTGAAACCCATCATACGCCGAAAGGGGAAACGCCTGGTCCCGCAAGTATGCCTGAGAGGGGAACCGCACCTGGTGAAGCACTTGATGCGAGATACTTGGATGGAAGGGCCGAAGCCGGGGATGTTCGTCAGGAACGTAGATGGAGATGCGACCAACTGTTCGTACTACAACCTGCGATACGAAAGCAATCACTGCGCAAAAAGCAGACCGCATAATTGCCGCCCGGTAGCCAAATGCACCCCGTCCGGCGAAGTCATAGAGTTCTACAGCTCGATGGCAGATGCCGCTCGAAAGAACCACTTGTCGAGTGAAGGGATGTATAAGCGGGTGAAGAAGAAGACCCTGTTAGATGGAGTCATCTTCCGCCCCGCAGACAGACTGAGAGGAAGACCGAAAGGAGCAAGTACATGACGCTGAACGAATATCAGAAGGCTGCTGATCGCACATCCGGGGACCTTGGCCCCTGGGACAAAGTCAGGAATGGCTGTTATGGCCTGAACGGAGAGGCGGGCGAGTGCATCGACATCCTGAAAAAGGTCGAGTTCCAGGGGCACCCGTTCGACCGGACCAGGATGGTGGACGAGCTGGGAGACGTGCTTTGGTACGTGGCCCATACGGCAACTGGCTTGGGGATGACGCTGGAAGCTGTGGCCCAGTACAACATCGACAAGCTCAAGGTTAGGTACCCGGACGGCTTTGACACTGAACGCAGTCAGCATAGGGAGGTAGAGTGATGAGATGTCCATTTAGGACGACAACCGTCACGGAAGCTTTTAACAGTAAGAGTGGAAGTGTTACTACCGTTGAATATGCCGAATGTCTGAAGCATGAATGTCCTTATTTCGGTAAAAGGGTCGCGAGACTAAGAACATCTGGCGGCTTTGAGCGAGTAGTAGAACCAGTATGCAGGAGGATTGACAATGGCTGAATACATAAGCAGGGAAGGCTGTTGAAAGACATCGCTAGAATAGGCGGCTTTCCGTGGAGCAAATGGGAAACGGCTGGCGTTACCCAGATAGTAAACAAGCAGCCCGCAGTCGATGTTGTGCCGAGGAAACGTGCCCGTTGGAAGAGCCATCGTCACGGGAAAGAGCTGAGATGCACCAACTGCGATTGGAGCACGGAGTTCAACATCCCACGGAATTTCTGCCCGAATTGCGGGGCGATGATTGTAGGAGGCGGAAAATGAAATACCGAAAGAAGCCTGTGGAAATCGACGCTTTCCGATACGGCGTCGATCCCGCTCCGGAGTGGTTCGATACTGCGGCGCGCAAAGGGAAGATAGAGTTTTTTGTGATTACAAATGATGGAGTGAACGTAGAAAATAAGTTCGTCGAGATCAAAACCATGGCGGGCATGATGAGGGCAAACAAGGGCGACTACATCATTCGCGGCGTGGCGGGAGAGCTGTATCCCTGCAAAGCGAGGATTTTCGAGCAGACCTATGAGGAGGTGCGAGAGGATGGAACGACTGACCTTTGACGGAGACTTTTGCGACATCGCGCTGTGCTCTGAGGTGCGCGGCGGGAGCTTTTGCGAGGACGGGTCGTGCTCCCAGCGCAAGGTCTGGGAGCGGCTGAAAGAGTATGAGGACACCGGCTTGTCGCCAGGGGAAGTGGTAGAACTCGAAAAGGACTGGATCACTCAATGCACGATTATCGGCGAGTGCGGCGGGCTTGACCGTGTGATCGAGATGGCAGAGGCCGACAAGGCCGGGCGCGTGGTGGTCCTGCCGTGCAAGGTAGGCGATACGGTGTATGTCATCGACAAAGGCGACTATGAGCACGATCACAGGCCGTTTGTGCGGGAGAAAACTGTATACGAGATCACTTGCAAGCAGAACAAATACGGCAGGTATCTTGATTGGGGCGTCTGTCTTGGCCACGGGGATTGCGGAACAATTGCCCGGTATCGGTTTGATAAACTCGGACATAGTTGGTTTCTCACCCGCGCGGAAGCGGAGAAAGACTTGGAGGTAAACCGTGGCAAGCGGTAAACCATACTGCCCCAACTGTGGAGCCAAAATGGAAGGAGTGACCGAAGGATGATGGAAACAGTCGATTATGCAAGAGGGGTGATCTGTAGCCTTAACGCATGTAGGGCGAGAGATTGCTACGATTGCAAATGGGATGGAAAGGAGTATTGCCAAAATAGCCTCATGATGGCTGCGGCGGTCCTCATATCCGACCTCATGAAAGAGCTGGGGCACCTTCCCGCAAAGGACGGCACGGAGCCGAAGCAACCCATTACACGCACCTCTATCCTGGAAGATGCCAGAAGGATCGTCTGCGGAGAGCGTGAGGGGCAGTACGGTACGCCGGAGGACAGCTTCTCCAACATAGCAAAGTTGTGGAGCGCCTACTGCGAAAGAGACTTCACGCCAATGGATGTGGCTGTGATGATGGCGCTGCTGAAGGTGGCGAGGATAAAGAACAGTCCAAGCCACGAAGATAGCTGGGTCGATGGCTGCGGCTACCTGGCATGTGGAGGAGAGATAGCAGGAGGTGTGAAGGGTGATTAAGGCGTACTACATCGGGACCGTCATCATCAACGGGGATCTCCCGGAAGACACGAAAGACCTTCTCCCGGTCGAAGAGTTACGAGAAGCCTTCAGCCGGGGAATGGATGAGATCATCAAGAAGGGCGTCGAGGGCGAGCTGACCCAAGGGTTCGATGTCAAGGTCGAAAAGCGGTACAGCACCGTATACAAAAGCACCGTACAGTAAGAAAAAGGGAGCGGTCATCCGCTCCCTTTTCATATCTTGTCTATGGCCTCTATGAGTTGCCGTATCTCCAGGTGAGTATAGTGGTCTGTCACGTCCCTGTTACTGTGGCCTACGATGCGCTGTATGGCTAGTTTGTTGACCCCGGCCTCTCCCATCATGGAGACGAAAGTATGCCTTGTATGATGGGCTGTATGGCTCATGCCCATCTGCTTCATCAATGGCACCCATACAGTGGGGCGGAAGTTCTCATACTTCCAGACATAGCCGTTCGCAGTCGGGAAGAGCAAATCGCCTTCCTGGCCCATGCGGGCCTCTATCAAGGGCAATATCTTGCGGCTTATAGGCACCACACGTTCCTTCCCTGCGTCCGTTTTGCTGCCCCCTATCATATACCTATCCGACAGCCTAACATCGCTCTTACGAAGTTTCAGAAGCTCCATGATACGGAAGCCGGTAAAGAGCAGGATCAGCACGATGTCTGCATTCGGGGTCCCCGCTTCGTAGTGAGCCAGGACGGTCCTGATTTCTTCCTGGCTGAATATCTTCTGCACTTTCGCCTGTTCAGTCTTCGGCAGTTCGATGAACTCTGCATAGTTCTTGGTGACGAACTCATTCTTGATGGCATACCTGTAGAGCTGGAAGTACATGCTCTTGTGGTGCCCTAGGGTAGATGCTTTCAGGTGGGTCTTCTCGTTGATGAGCTTCTGGAAATGTGCGGTCTTCAAGGTGCTGAACGCCTTGTCGTGGATAGTTACAGATTGCTTGAAGATCGTATTGTAGTTGTTTATCTTCGACTGAGATATCTTGGAGAAGTGTTCCTCAGACCATCGCTCGAAGACTTCCTTGAAGGTGAGCTTCTTCAGGTCCACGTCATAAGGGTCGTTGTTATACGCTGCAAGAGCGATCTGCGCTTCCTTGCGGGTCTTGTAATAGCCGATGACCTTATAGACCTGCTTGCTCTTCCCGTCAAAGTTCTCCCAGTCAGCGTCGGTCCAGCCGACAGTGATACGGGCCACCCACGGTCTACGCCGGTTCCCGGATAGCTTGTACACAGAGCCGTAACCGTTAGGGATTTCTCACTTGAACCACCCCTTTTGTAAGAGTTGTATGCGACAGCGGTACTATTGTACATTTTGACGGTACAAATGACAATACTTTTCAGCTTATTTCCACTATTTTTTTAGTTTAGAATGATATATTATTTAGGCATAGGGGGCACACGAAAGTGTGTCCAGACGATACAGAAGGGCGGTTTTACCGATGATGACAAAAACTTGCCATCTGAAGGCACGGATGGTACTGCACGGCTACACGATCAAGAGTCTTGCTCAAGACATGCACGTTGGAGAGCAGAACCTTGCTATGAAAATCAATGGGAAGCGCAAGTTCAATCAAGAAGACCTAGCGAAGATGATAACGCTGCTTGACTACACGCCAGAAGACCTTGTAACAGATTTCTTGCAGGAGGATGAGAGAGATGTCGGTTAAAGAATGTGCAGAGCTATTGGGGAAAACGGAACAATGGGTAAGGGTGGGGTTGCAGCGTGGTCGTTTACCGTTCGGCTACGCTGTGATGATGTCCACACGTTGGAGTTACCATATCAGCAGACACCAGGTATACCAGTACCTAGGGATTGAGCAAACTGCACAAACCTCATAATGAGTTTTGGTACGTCTATACAATGGACATACAACTCAGAATGTAGTACAATGATAGTGTAATAATATTGTAGACAAGGGAGGGAACGACATGAAAGACAAAATCATCATGCGGTCTATGTACATCGAAGAGGGTGTCTATAAGGCGCTCAAGGAACACTGTAGGGAAAACGGGATGACCGTGACTGGTACCATCCGGGTACTCATCAAGCGGTACCTGAAACAGGCGGAGGAGAAGAGAGATGATACACAGCTTTGATACTGAGGTAGCCAAGATGGTTGGCGTCCAAGCTGCGGTGCTGTTCAACAACATCTTCTTCTGGACCGAAAAGAACCGGGCGAACGACGAGAACATCCATGAGGGGAGAGCCTGGACGTACAACAGCAAGAGGGCGTTCTCCGAGTTATTCCCCTACATGACTGCGAGACAGATAAGCTACGCTCTGGCGAAGCTGAAAGACGCAGGGATGGTCGAAACGGGCAACTACAACAAAGACCCAAGGGACCAAACGCTGTGGTATGCAGTGACCGATCTTGGTTACTCTATCGCACAGAACCGTCCAGTCCATGAGACAAAATCGTCCAATGAAGGAACCGAAATTGTCCAACCATTACCAGATAGTAAACCAGATACTAAAACAGCAGATAGAAAACCAGATAGAAAACCAGATAGAAAAGAAAATAAAAAGAAAGATGCCGACGCAAGCGCCGACATCGAGCAAGAGTTTGAAAACCTATGGAAATTATACCCCAAGAGACAGGGGAAAGCAAATGCCAGGAAAGCCTACTTCAAAGCAAGGAAGGGGAATCCAGACCTCTTCGAGGTCGTAAAGCAGGGTATCGAGGACTACATCGCCTATCTCAAGAAGAAGGGCGTCAAGAAAGACTATATCAAGATGGGATCAACGTGGTTCTTCCAGAACTGCTGGGAAGACGAGTATGAGGGGGTGAGCACCGATGGAAGCGTTACAGGAGATCATGGCGAAACTAAGCCTCAGTACGGGATCGTCCTCTAGGGAGATGACAGACCAAGAGTGGGAGCAAGTCAAGGCGGACAACTTCAATTCGTCCGCTGGCTCCATGAACGAAGAAGACGACCATGACTGCCCCATCTGCAAGAACAAAGGGTTGGTCATGAGGGCGCACCAGTTGGAGAACGGCTCGTGGTCTACAGTCTCTTCGGAGTGCAAGTGCATGAAGGTACGGCGCACCATCCGGCGTATGATGCGAAGCGGACTCAAGAACATCATCCGTGACTACACGTTCGACAAGTTCCACGCCACGGAAGAGTGGCAGAAGACGCTCAAACAGGCCGCTGTAGAGTACGCAGCGAACCCGGAGGGGTGGTTTTTCGTCGGCGGTCAATCAGGCTCCGGCAAGACCCACCTCTGCACGGCCATCTGCCGAGACTTCCTCCTGCGAGGTAAGACAGTCCAGTACATGCTGTGGCGTGACGACATCGTGAAGATCAAGAGCGTCGCCAATGATTCGGAAGCCTACAGCAGCGCCATAGAGAAGTACAAGCGGGTAGAGGTCCTGTACATAGACGACCTCTTCAAGACAGGCAAGGGGGCAGATGGGGAGGCCCAGAGGCCGACCGCTGCCGACGTGAACGTAGCGTTCGAGATCCTGAACTACCGCTATAACGACCCGAAGCTGCTGACGATCATCTCCAGCGAATGCACCATCGACGACCTGCTGGGTATCGACGAGGCAGTCGGTGGGCGCATCTTCGAGCGGGCGAAGGTGTTCAGCTTGAAGCGAGACCGGAGGAAGAACTACCGCCTGAAAGGGGCGGTGGAACTATGACATCCCTCCAAGACATCGTGGGGGGCCGCATTCTTCGCTCTAAGAGCTTTTTCGTCCACGGCCTATTACCTACCCTCAATGAGTACACAAGGGCCTCCAGGGCGAATATACGGGCCTCTGCGGGCATGAAGAAGAAAGCGGAACAGCGCATCATGTTCGAGATCCGCTCACAGCTCGGAGGGTGGAGCACGGAGAAGCCGGTATTCCTCATCTTCCGATGGGTCGAGAAGAACAAACGCAGGGACCACGATAACGTGGCGTTCGCCAAGAAGTTCGCCCAGGATGCAATGGTCAGGGCTGGTGTCATACAGGGAGACGGGTGGAAGCACGTCGTAGGGTTCCTAGACCGCTTCTCTATCGACCCGGAAGACCCAGGCTTAGAAGTGACGATACTGGAGGTGGAGCATGAACAGTAAGGAACGTTGGCTGCTGGAACAGTTGAAGAACTACCACCTACTTCAGTCGGACATGGAACGACTGGAGCATCGCATCAGGACGATGGGGTACAAGATGACGGCCAACTATGGACCGATGTGTGGAAGCGGCGGATTCGGTGGAAGCAAGGTCGAATCCCACAGTCTCCGCCTGACGGATACGAAGCAAGAACTGGAGTCGAAACGAAAGATAGTGGAGATGCTACAGGACGCTATCGACCACTCCGGCCTGAACAAGCGGGAACGCAACCTGGTGATCGCCACGGTGAACGGGTTCAGCCTGAGTGCGTATGCCAGAAGAGAGAATATCTACCGCTCCTATGTGTACAAGCTACGTGACAGAGCGATCAGAAAAATGGCTCACCACATCTGGAACAGCACAAAATGAGTTATATTTGTGGGTAAAGTGTTGACACTGGTACGTTTTGGGTGCTATAATAAAGACACATCGTTATGATGTATCTTCAACTCTGGTGGAATGGCACATCTGTGAAAGCGGGTGTGCCATTTTGCTACACATAAAACTCTTTTTGAGTTATCTAGGTCCAAAACATTGACTTATACGTCAAAACGTGCTAGAATGATTATAGAGTTGAAGGAGGTCATAAGATGAAGATTTACACAAGCAGATATTCAAACAAGAATCTGGCAGACAGCGATGCTGTCAAGCTAGGGATCACGCTGGGTGCCCCAAGGTTCCCGCTGAAATTCAAACTAAGTGGGAACATCAGGCAGTTCGCACCGCCCAGATACATCTTCGGCATGGAGGATGAAGAAGCCTTCAAGAGGAAGTATCTTGAACACCTGGACAAACTGGGAGCGGACGGAGCGAAGCTGATCCTGGATTGCTACAGCAAAGAAGACCAAGACATCGTCCTCCTGTGCTACGAGGACGTGACCAAACCGGGCGACTGGTGCCACAGGCGTATGCTTGCGGAATGGCTTGAGAAGAACGTCACAGGGTACCCTGTCGAAGAGTATCCGGACGACAACGCCTACGGAGTCAAACACGCCAACGACAAGTTGGGCAACAGCGTAGAAGACCAGATGAAGTTGTTCTGAGCGGGGGGCTTAGCCCCCCCATAATATGCGGGTGTAGCTCAATCAGAGCACCACGCTTCCAGCGTGAAGATGTTGGTTCAAGTCCAGCCACTCGCTCCATAAAGATAATCCAAGGTAGTCCCATCCAGGGGCTACCTTTTTGTTTACGAGAAAGGATGGTACGCATATGTTCCATGGGTCACTCCCACCGACAGTCCAGGCGATGATTTACGAGACCGTCAAGAAATGGGGATGCAAAGATGTTTGGGTCGCTTGCTCTGGCAACTTCACCATCGAGAGGACGCTATATCAACTCGGCGTAAACTTGTACTCGAACGACGTTACGATCTACTCTGTAGCGCTTGGAGAATACTTCGCTGGCAGAGAAATCCCGGTACAGTACAACGAGGGGAACCCATACGAAGACCGGATTGGTTGGATCAAAGAGTACATGGGGACAGAGGAAGATAAGCTGGCGACCATTATGCTTGCTACGAATCTGATGCAATCGCTTGGCGCTCCGAACGCCTATTACGAACGTATGCTTAACGCATACAGGAACCAGTGGAAGACGCTCCACGAAAAGACCAAGGAACGCATACTGAAGAACGAGACGAGAGTCAAGGAGTTCTACGCTATGGATGCTATGGACTTCGTGGACCTTGCACCAAAAGAACACGGCATAATTGCCTACCCGCCATTCTTTGCGGGGGACTACGAAAAGATGTTTTCCAGGCTGGAAGAGGTCTTTCTCTGGGCACCTCCGTCCTATGAGCTGTTCACGGAAGAGAGCCGAGACAAGTTATTCGAGAAGATGATGGGGCACAAAAACTTCATGTTCGGGACGAACAAGAAGATTGACGGCCTAGACGAGTACCTGCGTGGCATGTCGAAGACAACGAACAGGGGCACTCCGCTGTTTGTGTATTCAAACTCAGACAAGACGAGGCTGTGCATACCGAACCAACCGACAAGCCCGGTACTGCTCGAACGGCTGAAACCGGGGGACGAGATCGGAGACGATATCAGGCTCGTAACTCTGGATGCCCAACAGTTCTCTTCGCTGAGGAGCCAGTACATGAACATCAATATCATTCCAGGTCAGGCAACGATAGCGCTTGGCGTGGTCGTCGATGATAAGTTGATCGGAGTCTATGCTTTCTCTGCCGCTCCGTCGTTTGCCGACTGGGACAAGTACATCGAAACACCGACGATGTATATGCTCTCTGACTTCCCGGTTGCGCCGACCGATTATGACAGGCTGGCAAAACTAGTTATCTATGCAGCTCTCAGCAAGGAAAGCAAGCTGATAGCGGAACAGGTCTCCAACAGAAGAGTGCGCTCTTTGATTACTACAGCGTTTGCTAAGAACCCGGTGTCCATGAAATACAGAGGCATTCTGAAGCTGCTGAACAAGAAGGAACAAAAGGGGAAAGCAGATGGAAGCCCGTCCGACCAATACTACGGCCAGAAGTATGTTCTTAACTATGGTGGCCCTATGGGAGAATGGACGCTGCAAGAAGGTCTTGCGCTCTGGAAGAAGAAGCATGGCAAAGTGAAGAATACAGGAAAGGCGGAAGAATGATGAACACGAGAATCATAACGATCGACCCGAGAGAACTGAAGCTGCTCGAACTGAACGCAAGGTACATGAGACATGAGGAGTTCATGCGGCTTGTTGACAACGTAAAGAAGGACGGGAGGCTGACCTCCGTTCCGTTCTGCTGCCTGGAAGAGGACGGAAAGTATCTTGTCCTGTCTGGAAACCACAGAGTACAGGCAGCTATCTCCGCTGGGCTGACTTCGATCGAGGTCATGGTCACGGACGACAAGCTGACCAAGCAGCAGAAGCTGGCGATCCAGCTATCCCACAATCAGATCGCAGGACAAGACGACCCGGAGATCCTGAAACAGATATACGAAGAAATTACGGACATCGACATGAAGCTCTACACGGGCTTGGACGACAAGACCCTGGAGTTGATCGAAAAGGCTTCCGCATCTTCGTTCAGTGAAGCTGGTCTGGAGTATCAGAGCGTTACCTTGACGTTCCTTCCTGACGAATTGGAAGCGGCGAAGAAGGTGTTTGACAGCATTGACACGAAGAAGGGGAAGAATGAGAAGTGGTTTGCACGGCACAAAGAGTATGACCGCTGGATGGACGACATGGAGACAGCGGGTTCCTCCTACGGCGTCAAGAATGTGGCTACGGCTCTCGACATAATCCTGTCGGTATTTGAAAGGCACCAAGAAGACCTGTCAGAGGGATGGGAAGAAGGCAAGAAAGGGAACTACGTCCCAATCGCAAGCGTGATCGGGCAATCCAAAATACCGGCAGACATCGCAAAGAAGCTGAACAAAGCTGTTGAGCGGCTTGTAAGCAAGGGAGAAGTGAAGGGAACTGAACGGTACAGGGCATTAGGGGTAATCCTGGATTCTTACGAAGACGGGAGTGACAAGTAAAGATGCCAAAGCGAACAAAGTATGATAAGACCCTGCATCCCGACTGGGCATGGGCGCTGGCGATCCAAGGGAAGACGACAAAGGAGATCGCCGACGCTTTTGAAATCGGAAGAGCGACGCTGAACAGATGGATGAAAGCAAATCCCGAGCTAGAAGAAGCGATACTCACAGGGCGTGATGCTTCGGATGCAAAGGTGGAGCGGTCGCTATACGAACGAGCCATTGGGTACGCCTACACAGAAAGAAAGGTCATCTCTTCGGTCGATAAGAAAACAGGGAGGCCGACGATCGAGAGGATCGAGACGACAGAAAAAATCGTTCCACCGGATACCACAGCTCAAATCTACTGGCTCAAGAACCGCCAGAGAGACCGCTGGAAGGACAAATGGGAAGTTGATGTCAACACAGACAAGGAGATCATCTTCAACGTCGTAGGAGCGAAAGAGGCAGGAAAGCAATCATAAGGGGGCTTTATCACATGGCACAGAGAACGCTATATGTGAATGATGCCTACATCCCGTTTCTGAGTGACCAGACACGAACGCAGATTTTCTTCGGCGGGTCATCGTCTGGCAAATCCTTCTTCCTGAGCCAACGTGCGGTCATGGATGTGATAAACGGGCGGAACTATCTTGTCGTTCGTCAAGTAGCAAGCTCTATCAAACGAAGCGTATTCAACCAAATAGTCAAGACCATAGTTGACATGGATTTGATGGATGCGTTTGAAATACAGCGCAGTGACATGGTTATAACCTGTAAGCAAAACCAGAAACAGATATTTTTTGCTGGCTGCGACAACATCGAAAAGCTAAAGTCTATCACGCCAATCAACGGAGTCATAACAGACATCTGGATGGAAGAAGCGACTGAGATCTCCGAAGCAGACTACCGGCAGTTGAAGAAGCGTCTTCGTGGTTCCTCCAATGTCCCGAAGCGAGTGATATTCAGCTTCAACCCGATCCTTAAAGAGCACTGGATATTCCGGGAGTTCTTCGGGAACTGGGATGAGACCAAGAACCTGTACAGAGACGACGAGCTGCTGATCCTCAAAACGACCTATAAGGACAACGTTTTCCTTGAGAGCGATGATATCTACGACCTGGAGCACGAGAAGGACCGATACTACTACGAAGTGTACACCCTGGGCAACTGGGGCATCCTGGGCAAGGTCATCTTCAAGAACTGGCACACAGAAGACTTGTCTGGCTTGGTTTCGTCGTTCGACAACATCTACAACGGCCTTGACTTCGGCTTCTCATCAGACCCCAACGCTTTGGTCCGCTGCCACCTAGACCGCAAACGCAAGAAGATATACGTCTTCGAGGAGATGGTACAGGCTGGTATGCACGACGACGAGCTTGCTGAACGGCTGAAGAACATCATCGGGACCCAGTATGTGACCTGCGATTCGTCTGAGCCAAAGTCCATCGACGACCTGTGTCGCCGTGGCATCAGGGCAAAAGGGGCGGTCAAGGGCGCAGACAGCATCAACTTCGGCATCCGGTTCCTACAAGGCTATGAGATCATCGTGGACGTCAAGTGCCAGGTGATAAAGAACGAACTACAGACGTACCACTGGCAAGAAGACAAGTACGGCAACGCTATGAAGCGTCCAGTAGATAAGGATAACCATACCATCGACGCCCTCCGCTACGCTCTAGAGGACGTGATGATGCGAGAGACTGCAAAGGCGGTAAAGCGCATCTGACAAATCGTACAAACCAGAACAAGCATCTTTGGGCACTCTACCAATGTACTTATCGTACGAAATGTGTTATGATGTAAGTAAGTTAAACACCACAACACACAGGGGGAACAGGGCATGAAATTATTCATCGAAACAGGTAGAGAGGGCCACAGCCCGGAGCAGTGCAGACACACCATGACAGCAAGGGAACTGATCGAGTATCTGGAACAGTTCGACGAAGACACTCCGGTATATCTCAGCAACGACAACGGCTACACCTACGGCAGCATCACCGAGTTCAACTTCCGGGACGACGAAGAGGAGGAGTAAGTATGAAGAGCTTTGACGGTATCTACAGATTGCAGATCTTCCACGAACGCCGTTGGAAGTGGGGCCTGAACGACTACACCATCGAGCGGGCGAATGAACGGCTTGCTGTACTCAAGGAACACGGGATCAAGGCGAGGGTCCGCCCTGCCTCCGAGTTCTACACATGAAGGAGGGGAGAGCATGAAGACCTGCGATACGATATACTGCGACAAGTGCGGAAGCGCTATGACGCACGGCTACGTCATCTACGAAGGGCTGGAGCACTACTGTTCGGAGAAGTGCCTTTTCAAGGCGTACACTGAGGCTGAGTACACCAGGATGTTCGAGGAAGGCATCGCATACTGGACCGACTATACCGACTGCACAACGGAGGGAGAGTGAGCACATGGAAGACAAGGTCGCCCTCTACATGTGGGCGTTGAGACGGCACAAGCGACGATTGACCAAACAGCAGTACAAGACCATCAAGGGCCAGATCCTCAGCGGTGACGGCGAGGGTGCCATGAGGGGCATCGCCACCATCGCACAGCGGAACGAAAGGAAGCGGCGATGTGCAAGCACAACTGGATAAGATTCCCCAACGGAGTGTCAGTCTGCAAGCTATGCGGGCTGACACTTTTGTGTAACGGCAAGGTCGTATTCGACCGGCAGTTTGCCAATATCACGAAGAAAAGGAGAAAGAAACATGCCAAGACAAAATCGGGTAAAAAATGACTTGTCTGGGGAAAGGTTTGGCAGACTCACCGTGACAGGTGTAGCAGAGAGTACCGTAGAACCTTCTGGGAAAGCAGTCAGAATGTGGCGTTGTAGGTGCGATTGTGGAAATGAAATCACGGTAGCTGGACATTCCCTTAAGAAAGGAAACACGAAAAGCTGCGGGTGTTACAAAAAAGAAAAAGCGGCAACATCCATGAAGAAGCACGGGAAAAGCAAAGATAGACTGTACAGGATATGGAGCAGCATGAAGAGTCGATGCCAGAACAAGAAACTTTCGACATATAGATACTATGGCGGGAGAGGGGTTACAGTCTGCGATGAGTGGCGAACCTTCGAGGCGTTCTATGAGTGGGCTATGGCAAACGACTACAAAGACGGCCTTACCATCGACAGGAAAGATAACAACGGAAATTACGAGCCGTCTAACTGCCGCTGGGCTACCGTAAAGCAACAGTCTAACAACAGGAGAAGCAATCACTACATCACACACGACGGAAAAACAATGAGTCTAACTGATTGGGCCGAAGAGAAGAGAATCCCACGCAGGACGCTACAAAACAGGATAAACACCCTTAAGTGGAGTGCGAAAAAAGCTCTAACTACACCAGTACAAGGAGGTAATTCATAATGCCACGCCACGAACACGAGAAGTACCCGGACTTCCAGGCGGAGATCGACGCCATCGACAAGGACGGCATCTCTGATGCTTTGCTGAACCATATCATCACGAAGCATGGAGCCAACAGCCAGTATAACAAGGCGTTACACGAACGTTACGAAGCGCTTGCAGGAGAGGTCCCTATCTTTCTCAGGGAACCCCGATTCGATGAAGAGAACCCTGTGAACAACACGATCAACAATGACTTCTTCGGTGAGATCGTGGACTTCAAGGTGGGGTACTTCGCAGGGAAGCCCGTTGCGTACGTCTATGCAGATACGAGGGAGAGCAAGGAAGATACCGGTGGCGAAGAGGCCAGAGACGAGGCCAGCAAGGCTTTGAGCGACTTCGTGACCAGGAACAACATGTATGACATCGACATGGAAGTGACGAAGAATGCAGCCATCGCAGGGTACTCAGGCCGCATGTTCTACCACGATGAAGAGGGCGAAGAGAGAGTCATGGTCCTCCCGTCCTATGAGACCATCATCCTATCCCCCACGAACATTACAGAGCCTAAGTACGGCATTCGGTACTATAAGACCGAGGGGCTGGGCGGAGAAGAGATCTGGCGGGCCGAGTTCGATGATGGAAAGACCATCAGATTCTATGAGGGCTGCTACGCTGGCCTCTCTGAACGCCCTGAGAAGGCCATACCGAATCTCTTTGGCTTCTGCACTATCCAGGGTATCCCGAACAATGCGGAGATGCTGGGGGACGCTGAGAAGGTCATGGAGCTTATCGACGCATACGACCGCTCGCTGTCTGATGCGAACAACGAGATCGAATCCTTCGCCAACGCTTACATGGCGTTCGAGAATGTCAACATGGACGAAGACGAAATCAGGAAGGGCCAGCGAACGGGTGCGTTCCAGTATTTCTCCACTGGCACACAACCCGGCAGCATCCACTTTATCACGAAGGATGTGAACGACGGCTTCTTGGAGCACCATCTGGACAGGCTGGAGGAGAACATCTATCGCTTCAGCAAGACCCCGGACCTGTCTGATGAGAACTTCGCTGGGCAGTCTACCGGCATCGCCCTGAGATTCAAGCTGACCGGACTGGAGACCAAGTGCGGCATGTTCCAGGCCAAGATGGCATCGGCAGGGGTGTACATGTTCAAACTGCTGGCTGGTAGCTGGAGCAAGAAGAAGGTCTCCATCGACCCGCTCCAGTGCTACATGACCTTCAAGCGGAACTTCCCTGTGGATGTCCAGGCTGAAGCGGCGGCGGTACAGGCCATGATTAACTCTGGTATGCCCAAGCGCATTGCGTTCCAGCAGTATTCGTTCGTCGATGACGTGGAAGAAGTCATGCAGCTCATCGAAGAAGAGAGAGAAGAGATCCCCTCTCTCCTGGAACCCGTCAAGGAAGACTACGAAGACGATGAAGAGGATATGGAAGAAGAGGAAGATAAGACGAAATGAATGATTTCCACGGTAAAGTATTGACAATCACACGTTAGGAGTGATACAATGAAGGTGGCAATGGAGCCAGGCAGTTTCGCCCGATGTTGTGTTCCTCTTGTTCATCTTTTCCCTCCTGTTTTCCCCTATAGACAGCCCGTCACATCCAAAGTGGCGGGCTGTCTCATTTTAACGAGGTGATCCAATGGCAAAGAGCTTCGACTACTACTTTGCACAACTGAGGAGAATAGAGGAACACCGCTCCAAGAAAGCTGAAGCGGAAATAAGGAAGCTGTACAAGGAACTCTTAGAAGACACTAAGCACTTCCTAGCGGAAGAGTATTATCAACTTGCGGAAGACGGGAAGCTCACCTACGAGATCCTTCTTGGGAAAGGCCAGAACGCCAGGTTCCTGGAAGAGGTCGAGCAAAGACTGAACGGCCTGTCTCCAAAAGTGTCCCAAGAGATACAGCAGACCGTAGAAGAGATGTACACCCTGGCATACGACGGCATGGTCAAGGCTGTAGTGTCATCTCAGACAAGTGAAGAATTGAAAGCGGCTCTCACGGGCTTACAAGGCGTAAGCGCTGAGACCATCAAGGCCACTGTAGAGAACCCCATCGCAGGTCTGACGCTGAAAGACACGCTCGAAAAGAACCGGAAGAACATCATCTGGGACATCAAGCGTCAAATCGGCGTAGGACTGACCAACGGGGATAGATACGACACCATGGCAAAGCGGATCGCTAAGAGCCTGGATGGAGACTACAAGAAGGCCGTAACTATCGTACGCACAGAAACGGGGAGAGTAAGAGAGGCTGGGCATCTGGCCTCCGCAAAGAACATAAACGAAACGTTGAAGAACGGTACCACCGACATGCGGTTGGTCAAGACCTGGAAGACCATGAAGGACGGAAGGGTCAGAGACCATCATCAAGAGATGGACGGTGTGACCGTAGCGATGGATGAAGACTTCACTCTACCGGGCGGCGTAAAGACTCAGGCACCCAAGCAAAGCGGGGTAGCAAGTGAGGACATCAACTGCCGATGTTTCGTGAAATATGAACTCAAGAGCAAGACACCTTAAAAACCACCTTCTGGTGGATTTTTTGCGTTTACAGAAAGGAGTGAGAGGATGTCCGTTGAAAGCGTAAAAGCAACGATCAATGGGCAGGAATACACCCTGACGCTGAACTCAAGCACAGGGAAGTATGAAGCGACTATCACGGCACCGACCAAGTCTTCCTTCACAAAGACTGGCGGTTACTACCCGGTGTCTGTCACCGCAACAGACGATGCGGGCAACAGCACGACTGTCACGTCTTCTGACACGCAACTTGGTTCGAGCTTACGGCTTGTAGTCAAGGAACGTGTCGCCCCTGTCATCGCGATCACCTATCCCACCGCAAGCGCACGGCTCACGAACAACAAGCCCACGCTCAAGTGGAAGGTCACTGATGACGACTCTGGCGTTGCGGATTCTACCGTCAGCGTGAAGATCGACTCCGGCGATACCATTACCACTGGCATCACGAAGACCGCTATCACGGGCGGCTATGAGTTCAGCTACACGCCTACTACGGCGCTTGCTGATGGCGAACACACCATCGCATTCAATGCGAAGGACAACGATGGCAACGCTGCTGCGCAGAAGACCGTTACGTTCATCATCGACACCGTGGCACCGACGCTGACTATCACAAGCCCGAACAATAACATCAAGGTCAACGATGCTACCTGCGTCGTGTCTGGTACTACCAACGACGTGACTTCCAGCCCTGTGTCCGTGACCATCAACGGCACTGCTGCTACGGTCGGTGCAGACGGGTCCTTCAGCAAGTCTATCACGCTTAATGAAGGTGAGAACACTATCACCATCGTGGCGACGGACTCCGCTGGTAAGTCTACCACTGTGACCCGCACGGTGACGCTGGACACCGGCGCTCCGACATTCGTGTCTGTGAGCATCAACCCGAATCCTGTGGATGCGGGCAACACCTACGTCATCTCCGTCGATGTGACGGATGTCTGATGGTGACTAGAGTATGGGGGAAGGCTGACTCTTTCGAGTTGGTCTTCTCCCCTGTTGGTGCATCCTGGGAGCGCTGGCAAGCCACTGTACCGGCTGACCTGGAGGATGGGCAGTATGCCGTAGAGCTGTACTGCGAAGATGAGGGCGGCAATACAGCGTACTGGACTGGGATGCTCTATCTCAGCAACAGTGCCAATGTGAAGCTCCGCATCGTCTCCGACCAGTTCAAGATATGGCTTGAAGCTGATGTGGAAGAAGTCTTACAGGACGAAAGCCAGATCTGGCTCCAGGATGACATCAGGCTACAAGTAAGATTCGTGGACTATGTAGGCAGGGGGTGATGGTATCTTACAGCGAGACTTTATCCTTGGTGAGAAGAAGTATATCAAGCTCAAGGCGACTAGCTGCGATGGGGACCCTATCGTGATCACAGCAGCGACTTACAGCTTGTATCAAGGCACGACCATTTCGGACTCAGGCACTTGCACTGTGGACGGAGCGGAAGTCAAGGCCCTCATTCAGCCGAATGCAATAGGCGACTACACGCTGGAAGTGACGTACACCGTGGCCCCTGAAACCAGAAAGGTCCGGGTGGCTATCCATGTCACTTAACCTGAAAGACGTATCTCTGACACCTAGCACCGTTTACACCGGCAAGACGTTCATCATCAGCATAGAAGTGTATGACGATGCTTTTGAGTTTGACAGCTCATCGGCAAAATATGATGAGCACCAGGGCTTCGCCGACCTGGACCAGACCATCGGCGGCAAGATGCAATGATATTGACGTGGGCTACAAGGGCGCTACTCGGCTCGTGGGGCGTTCTTTGGCACTCCCAATATAAACACACTCGTGGACTACGCAAAACGGCGTAGGACTCATTCTAGGAGGTCTCAGACTATGACTATCGACGAACTCAAGAAAATGCTCGAAGAGGGCAAGCTCACCAAGGAACAGTTCAGCAAGATGGCTTTGGCGATCGACCCTGACTACAAAGAGGACTCTGACGACAAGGGCAAGAAGAAGGAAGAGCCTGACATCGAGAAGATGATCCAACAGGCTGTGGACAGGGCGACCAATCGGCTGGGCAACGACAACAAGAAGCTCCGTGAAGAGCTGGAGGCCATCAAGAAGGAAAAGCTCACTGCTGAGGAACGTGCCGAGCTTGAGAAGAAGCAGGAACGTGAACAGTTCGAGCAGGAACGTGCTGAGTTCCTTGTGGAGAAGAACAAGATGTACGCCATCAAGGCCATCAAGGCCGCTGGCCTGGACGACGGCTCTGACGCTTCCCTGGAGCTGGTCGATTTCGTCCTCGGTGCCGATGAGAAGGCCATCGACGCAAGAGTCAAGGCTTTCGGGGCGCTGGTCAAGAAGTTCGTCGCTGCTGAAGTCGATAAGACCTTCAAAGACTCCGGTCGAAACCCCGGCAAGGGTTCCTCCGGTGGCAAGGAAGACAATCCCTACATGAAAGAAACCTACAACCTGACCAAGCAGATGGAGCTTGAAGCTACTGACCCCGAAAAGGCTAAGAGACTGCAAGCCGCTGCTTTGGCTGCAAAGTAAAACTTAGGAGGTTATAACATGGCTGTTACGACTTACGCCAATATGCAGATCGTCCCGGAGAAGTTCCAGGCTTACACCCTGGACAGGACCACTTCTCTTTCCGCACTTGTCCGCAGCGGCATCGCTACTGCTGACAACATCGCTGCACAGCTCATCAACGGCACCCCTGCTGGTGGCCGTTTTATCACCCTGCCCCACTTCGACTATCTGACCGGTGAGGACGATGTGTTCTCCGAGTCCGATGTGTCTGTGGAGAATATCACCACTGGCGACTGCCACGCCACTCTTCTGATGCGTCAGAAGGCGTGGGGCGCTACCGACCTGTCCCGTGTCCTGGGCGGTGCTGACCCGATGGCTGCTATCGGCAACCTGGTGTCTGACTGGTGGCTGGAGAAGGAACAGGCTATCTACCTGGCTATCCTCAAGGGTCTGCTGAACCCCACTTCCGGCTGTCTGAAGGCCCATGTCAATGACATCTCCGGTGGCACTGGTGATGCCGCTAAGATTTCTGTTGACGCTACCCTGGACACCAAGCAGAAGCTCGGCGATCACTACGCTTCCCTGGGTATGGTCATCATGCACTCTGCTGTGTACACCTATCTCCAGAAGAAGCAGCAGATCACCACTGAGTACGACTCTGACCTGAAGGTCGAGATCCAGTATTACCTGGGCTATCGTATCATCGTTGACGATGGTATGCCTGTCTACACCTACGCAAAGGCAGCTTCCGACGCTACTGGTTCCACTGTCGTGACTATCACCGATGACAACCTGGCGCAGTATCAGGCTCTGACCAACGATGTGCTTGCCAAGAACGACAAGGTGGATAAGCTGTCCGCTCCCAAGTACGTGACCTACTTCATGGGCACCGGCGCTCTGATTCGTCAGGACGGCACCCCCGCTGGCTTCGTCGGCACTGAGACCGATCGTGACAAGCTGGGTGCGAAGGACTACCTCATCAACCGCCGTTGCATGGTCATCCATCCCCGTGGTTGTTCCTGGAACACTGCTGCCACCTATCCTAGTGGCCTGTACTACCCGACCAACGCCATGCTTGCCAACCCTGCGAACTGGACGCTGGCGACCGACGCCAAGAAGGTTCCCCTGGCTTCTCTGGTGCATCTCATCTGACCATTTTCGTGACCCCACGAAGATGATACGAAAGGAGGGGTACCATGTCCGCTACGTTTTGGAACATGAGACGCCGCAAAGCTGCTGCCAAGAAAGCGCAGCTTGTGGAAAAACATGTGGAAAATGTGGAGAACCAGGCCGAAAAGCCTAAGAAAAGGGTGAAGAAGAATGAATCTGACAAACCTGCCGATTGATACTTCCAACCCCGAAATGTCGATCATGGTCGATGCTGCTATCGAGTGGATCAAGACCAACACCACTGTAGAGCTTGACCCGGAAGCAGAACTTCCCTCCAACGTTAAGCTGTTCATCGTAAAGTTTTGCGACTTGTTATCGCCTAGCTACGGCGTTGCAAGCGAAAGTCTCGGTGGAATGTCCCAGTCCTTCTCGGCTTCGAGTGGGGCTGGGCTTCTGCTGAGTGACCTTGCATCTCAGCTATTCGGCAAAGACTACAAGGGACGCAACCGGTTCGTGACGGCTGTTGACCGCTGGAAGTGATGCTATGGGCATCAGGATCAAGACCGTGAAGGATGACATCCCGAAGATGGTCAAGGCAGCTAAGGTCATAGACGACAAGAAGGTCAAGGTCGGCGTCTTCTCCGGTGAACACGCATGGCTTGCAGCTATCCACGAATACGGCTGCACCATCCCTGTCACGGCGAAGATGAGGGCTTATCTGCACCACATCGGGGTCCATTTGAAGCCGAGCACGACTCAGATAGTCATCCCTGAACGTTCGTTCCTTCGAGCGGGGCACGATGCGAAGGCTGATGAGGTCCTGTCAGTGGCAGAATCCGTCCTTGGTGACGTCCTGACCGGTACTATGAGCGAAGAGACTTACTTGGAGTTTGTAGGCACCACCTTGCGGGACGCTATCAAGGAATACGCCGTAGACCTCAAGACCCCTGCAAAGAAACCCTGGCCTACACGGCCATCCGGCTTCGACAATCCATTGGTCATGACCGGCGACATGATAAACGGCATCGAATACGAAACGGAATGAGGTGGAACGAATGAAACTGTACAACTTCACACGGCTCATCCGAAAGTACAGCGTGACGTTCTGCTTACATCGTATCCAGGGCGCTTACGTAGGCGGCAAATGGGAGAAGGGCGGCGAGACCGTCCAAGAGATGCGTGGAGCCATCGTTCCCATGGGCGATAGGAAGATCTATAGCTCTGGAGGCACCTACACCTCCAAGGATAGAGAACTGTACCTCATGAGGCCCCTAGAAGCCCCTCTGAGCGACCTTAGAGTCGTCTATAAGGGAAATACCTACACCGTGGAAGTAGGGCGTATATACGAAGACTACGCAGACGTAGCGGTGTATACGTTGAAGTGGGTAGGCACGGAGGTGAACGACCATGATTGACCATCGGCAGAACGAGATCGTCATCGTAGAGAACCTTAAGGCTTATCTCTCCACGGAAGTAAGGCCCTGCGAAGTCGTCCGACAGAACCAGGTGGCCGAGATTCCCCCTTATCCTTACGTGTCGTATACGCTGACCACACCGGTGGCAGCGGACAAAGGCACATATTCCCAAGCGGAAGACGGGACCCTGTACAAGGCAGTGCTCCAGACTTGGAGCTTCACCGTCCAGTCTGATGACCAGGACGAAGCCTTGACTTTGGCTTTGAAAGCCTATGATTACTTCACCTCCGCAGGGGTCGTCCCGCTCTCTGATAAGGGTATCACGGTCCGAAGAGTAAGGGATGTGACCACAAGGGACAACCTGCTCACCATCCAATACGAACACCGAAACGGGTTCGATGTCACGTTCGGTGTTCTGACCAAGATCGCCGCAGACACGCAGGTGATCGAGACTATCACCATATAAGAAGGAGGTATAAGACGTGGCTAATGACGTGAAAGTTGTTATCACTCTGACCAAGGCTGCACCGAGACTTGGTTTTGGCTACCCGCTGATCTTTGCTGGCAAGCAGGATGCGGCGGTAGCCTATAAGGAATGCGGCACTCTGGAAGAGGTCGTTACCGCTGGTTTCGCCGCTACCACGGACGTGTACAAGGCTGCGCAGCTGCTGTTCATGCAGAACGATGCGCCGTCCAAGATCGCCGTGTGCGGCAGTACCGATAAGACCGTCACCGCTCTGCCGGACATCCTGGACCAGGGCTGGAGACAGCTCATCGTAGTGACCGCTGGCGGCGAGGGCGAGAGCACCATCCAGGAGATCGCTACGTACATCGAGAGCTGTAAGAAGCACGCTATGTACTTCGCCCACGTTGACCTGACCAGCGATTCGGCTGCTATCACCGCCATGGCGAGCCTTGACCGCACGTTCCTCGTTGCCTACCCTGGCACCGATGTGGACTTCCCCGAGGTCGCTATCGTGGGTGCTACAGCTGGCCTCGACCCCGGTTCGTTCACCTACAAGAACATCATCCTCAAGGGCGTCCAGGGCCAGGACTACACCGATTCTGAGGTCGATGCGATGCACGAGAAGGGCGTTATGACCTACTTGCAGAAGGCTGGCTCTGTGGTCACTTCTGAGGGCAAGGTCGCATCCAAGGAGTACGCCGACATCGTGGACTGCAAGGACTACATCATCAGCCAGATCGAGTACCAGTGTCAGTATCTGCTGAACCGTGTGCCTAAGCTGCCTTACGATAACCGGGGCATCGCCTCCCTGGAAGGCGTCGTCCTGTCCGTGCTTATGGACGCCGCTGAGAACGGCATGATCGCAGTCAATGAGGATGGCAGCTACGACTACAGCGTGAACTTCGGCACCCGTGCTGATAGCGCTGCATCTGACATCTCCTCTCGGCACTACGCCAAGGGGACCTTCACCTTCGGTCTTGCTGGCGCTATCCACACCGCCAAGATCGAGGGCGAGATCATCGCATAAGGGGGGTACGTCATGTATAACTACAATCCGAAAGACGTGACCGTCACCGTTGATGGCGTGTTTATCACTGGCCTCGGCGAAGATATGATCTCGTTCGAGTTCGACGAAGAGCGCTTCAGCTCTGCTGTTGGTGCCCAGGGCGACGTCGTCGTCAATGAGACCAATAACCAGCTTGCTACTCTGACCCTGACCGTTCAGGCATCTAGCCCGCAGTATTCGATGATGCTGAACTATGCCAAGAAGGGCACCACCTTCCCTGTCTGGGTCGTGAACAAGTCCATCGGTGAGCGCTGTGGCGGCACTCAGGCCCGGTTCAAGAACACTCCCTCTGTCTCTTATGGCACTGAGCTGGAGGACAGAGAGTTCGAGATCCAGGTGTTCAACGGGGTCGCAGAACCCTGCTAAGGCTCAGTAAAGGGGGACCCTCCGGGGTTCCCCTTTATAGTCGTATATATATGGTCGCGTGGGTAGCGTTGCCCACGCTCCCCTATCACATCCGCAAGAAGGAGGTAACTTGTAAGTATGGCTAACAAGTTCTACACCGTAAAGAAAGAGATCGGCGGCGTCGTCTACACCGCACAGTTCAACGGCGTCTCCGCTGCTATGGCTGCTATCGACAACTGCTACATCGACGGCACCACCAATACCAGCCTGGTCAAGCTGGCAGACTACATCCTGAGCAACGTCATCGTGGACCCCAAGGGCCTCACCCCTGATGACTTCCCCAACGTCGCAGCGTTCCAGGAAGTCCTGGGCTGGGGCCGTGAAGTCATGGATGGCGGCTTTCGCCCGGAAGAGGACGAAGGCGGAGCTGCAAAGAAGGGTAGCTGACAACTGGGCCTGTTGGCGGCTCATCTTCTCCGATACCGGTTTCGACTATAACACGGTGTTCCACCAGATGACACCGGCAGAGATAGCCGAAGCGAACGTAGCTCTGGACAGGTATGACGCAGAGATGCGTAAAGCCGCCAAGAAAAAGCACTAGGAGGTGGGAATGTGGCTGACACTGTTATCAGACGTGACATCATCGAAGTCACCTGGGACGTAGACAGTTCTCCCCTCAAGAAACTATCCAACGAAGCAAAGAACTTCGGTAAAGGCTTCGAGAAGAGCACATCTAAAGGCGAGAAGGGCCTGAAGCAGATCACGAAGGGCGCTGATGGAGTCAAGAAGTCCCTCAAGCAGGGCGAACAGCAGACGAAGAAGTTCGCTCACGCCCTCGATGCCACCGGCCGCAAGGATTACTTCTCACGCCTCAACAAGGGCGTAGATGCCTTTGCGAAGAAGCTGGGGCCTGGTATCGCCAAGGCAGCTAAAACGGCTACCAAGGCCGTCGTAGGCTTCACAGCGGCCTCTGCTACGGCCTTTGCCGGTCTTGGTGTCGCATCCATCAAGCAGTACGCTAGATACGAACAGTTGGTCGGCGGTGTCGAGACGCTGTTCAAGGATGACGCAGGTACCGTCGTAAAGTACGCTGACCAGGCGTTCAAGACGGCTGGTATGTCTGCGAACGACTACATGGACACCGTCACCGGCTTCTCCGCAAGCTTGCTCCAGAGCTTGGGGTGGGACACTAAGAAGGCTGCTGACAAGTCCAATATGGCCCTTATCGACATGTCGGACAACGCAAACAAGATGGGTACCGACATGGAATCCATCAAGTTCGCTTACCAGGGCTTTGCAAAGCAAAACTATACGATGCTGGATAACCTGAAGTTGGGCTACGGCGGCACTAAAGAGGAAATGGAACGCCTCTTGAAAGACGCCCAGAAGCTGACTGGTAAGAAGTACGACGTGAGCAACTTCGCCGACATCGTCGATGCTATCCACGCTATCCAGGATGAGATGGGCATCACCGGCACCACGGCGAAAGAGGCAGCTACGACCATCGAAGGTTCTGTAAACTCCATGAAAGCAGCCTGGACGAACTTCCTGACCGGCATGGCTGACCCGAACCAGGACTTCGACGCCCTGGTCGATAACCTTGTGGACAGTATCATTACGGTCGGTAAGAACGTTTTGCCACGCATAAGGATGATGCTGCCGAGACTGTCCGCTGGCCTAGGCCAGATATTCTCGGCAATGCTCGATGGCGCCATGAACAACCTGGACCTGTTCGGTCCTCTGGCACCGCTGGTCGAGCAGGTCATCAATCTCATCAACAAGATCAGGGACAAACTCCCTGAGATCAAGAGCACGGTAGGCGGCATCATAGGCGGTCTATCCGCTGTGTTCGGTTTCCTTATAGAGCACATCGGGACGGTCATCGCCGTGGTCGGTACCTTCTTAGGCGTGTTCGGTGCGTACTGGGCCATCTTGAAAGTCGTCACCACTGCGGTGAAGATATACAACGCTGTCATGGCGGTGTTCAAGGCGTGGCAGATGCTGTCCGCTGGCGCAACGATGACTGCTACAGCCGCTCAGTGGGGCTGGAACGCAGCTATGCTTGCGAACCCTATCACTTGGGTCATCCTAGCCATCATAGCCCTTATCGCCATCATCGTCATCCTGGCCCTCAACTGGGACAAGGTCAAAGCAGCCGGTGAAAGGGCGTGGAACGGCATCAAGGGAGTGTTCTCCGCTGCTGCCGGATGGTTCATGGAGCACGTAGTGACGCCGATCAAGACCTTCTTCCAGGGCCTCTGGGACGACATCAAGAAAGGCCCTGAAGTCTGTAAGGACGCCATCGTCAGCGCATTCACCACTGCGAAAGATACTATCATCGGGGTCTGGGAAGGCGTCGTAGACTTCTTCTCCGGCATCTGGGATGGCATCAGCGGCTTCGTCGGCAAGATCACCGGCGCAGCAAGCAGTGCGACTTCTGGTGCTGCTACCGTGAAAGCCGCTGGCGTGAAGAAGTACGCTTCTGGCGGCTACGTCGGCTCCCCTGTCATGGGCCTGGTCGGCGAAGCTGGCCCGGAGATGATAATCCCGCTCTCTGGACAGCGCAGGAAGAGAGGTCTTTCCCTCTGGCAGCAAGCAGGTCGTATGCTTGGCGCTCCGGCCCCGAAGGTCGAACTGCCTAGCTACACGCCCGGTAGTTCAGTCACGACGAACAGCTCTTCGACCAGCAATACGAATAATTATTCGCCGCAATTCAACCTGACGCTCAGCGGGACCGTTGACCGGACGACCGAG